ATTCCTTGATACTTGTCGGCGTATCCAGCCGGAGTGTGTCTTCCTGAACGGAGACATGCTCGACCTTCCTGAGTTCGGCCGGTACAACGTCGATCCGCGCACATGGGACGTTCTCGGTCGCATCGAGTGGATGCACAAATTCCTCGGCGAGCTTCGTGAATCCTGTCCGGAAACCCACATCGTCTATCTGGAAGGCAATCACGAGTTCCGGATCATCCGTCACATGGCAGAGGCTACCCCTGCTCTACGCACGGTGCTTGGAGACCTGCACGGCTTCACAGTCGCATCCCTGTTGAAGTTGGACGAATACGAGATCGAGTATGTCGCCAAAGCGGACCTTCGCGCCTGGACGAACCGTGACGTGAAACGGGAGCTCCACTCGAACTCCTACTTGCTCTGGGGACAATTGCTCGGCGATCACTTCCCTGACGGTATCAAGCAGGGGATTCCCGGTTGGAACGGTCACCATCACCAGTTGAAGATCACACCGCTGTATAACCGGCGCTTTGGATCTTCGCAGTGGGTTCAACTTCCTTCCGGCCACGTCGGTAACGCTGAGTATTGCAACGGCGAGAAATGGAACACCGGTTTCATGGTTGTCCATGCTGACACCCACACCGGTCACTCAGTTTTCGAGCCGATCGAAGTTCGCGACTTCGCCTGTGTAGGCGGCGAATATTACTACCGACACGAGAATGAAGCTTGGTTCAAAGGTCAGACAACCTTCTGAGGCATAAATAAAATTTCCTTTCAAGTCGCGAATTGTAAGTCATAATTGACTATAATAGTTCAACCAGACTATGAAAGGGTGCCAATGTCCAAGAGCGGCAAAAATCGGGGGCGCCGCGAGCGCTCCCAGCCAGCTATTCTCGACCAACAATTTCATACTAGACCTAAGAAGGGAAAACAGTCCGCGATCAAACCCAAGACACCCGCTCAAAGTGCATATCTGAATGCCATTCGGACATCGACTTTGACATTTGGGATTGGTCCAGCAGGTACAGGCAAAACCTTTATCGCTGTATGTGAAGCGGCGGACATGCTCAGAGACGGTGAGATCGATAAGATCATCATTACACGGCCAGCGGTTGAAGCAGGCGAAAGCTTAGGATTTCTACCCGGCGAACTAGACGAAAAATTCGATCCTTATTTCGCTCCCGTCAAAGCAATCTTGGAAGAACGACTCGGCACAGGGCACCTAGAGTATTTCCTGAAGAGTTTGCAGATTGAAGCCAAGCCGCTCGCATTCATGCGAGGCACCACGTTTGAAAACGCATTCGTCATTCTCGATGAAGCGCAAAACACTACGCCAAAGCAGATGGAGATGTTCCTGACGCGGATCGGCAACCACACCAAAGTCGTCGTAGACGGCGATATCCGTCAGAAGGATATCCCAGGCAAGTCCGGTCTCGAAGACGCCATGAACCGATTTGGAGCGCGCCGCTGGTGTCGCTTGATTGAGTTCGACATGGAAGATGTGGTTCGCTCCGGCATCGCGAAAGAGATCGTCCTGGCGTACAACGGTGTCGAAGATCCCAGCCTGTCCGAAATGCCGGACTTTCTGAAGGATGAAGAATCTTGAATACCTAGGTGGCTTTTACGGTAGCGGTTTCCAGCCACAAACAACCGACGCCTTTTTGGCTCGCAATATCAAACCGCAAGATTGGGAAGTGATACCGGATTTATACCATACCAAATGGTTCGGGTATCGCTTCCTAACGCCTGGCCAATGTCTGTTTCTCTTCGCCGATCGATACCGTCAGGCGTATGGCTCAGTTCTCGGCCGGCCACACCTCAAAAAATTTAAAGGCACGGGTTTCCAGCGGCAGGATATGCTGACGCGGGGATCCAAATCGCACGTCGGAAGTCTCTTCCGCGCCATGTGCTTTTGCGACACGCTCGGAATTCCATACGACTTTTATTGTTCGAAGGTTATGGAGCACACTGAACGGCTTGGATGGACTAATCTTCCAACGCCGAACCAAATCCAGCACACGAGCTTCATGATCCACGTGCAGCAAGAGTGGAAAGAGCGTCTGAAGCTTGGCACCCTCATTCGGACGCAAGATCCCTATTACTTTCTGAACAACTATCTCGGCCACGCCTGGCAGGATGAGTACCAGAAGTGGTTGCTCGATCAGGCATTAGAGCGTCCGAACCCTAAGAACGCTCTTGCAAAAATCATGTTCGAAGAACCCCAGGTCAAACCGTCGTTCGCGGCGAAGTTTGTCGATATCGAGCGCATCAAACAAGCACGAAAGGTTGCAACAATTCCCACCGGCTAATTGTAATTAATTCTTGATAATCCAGCGCATTTCAATTATCAACATTAGCTGACAATACGGTGAAATATGACAGCAACCTACGAATTCGACGCCACGTTCCAACAGAAAGTTGTGGCTATGCTCCTACGCGACGAAGTGTTTGTCGCGCGCACAGAGGGGATCATCTTCCCCGAATATTTTGACTCTGAAGCTCATTCCTGGCTGGCCGACCTCGTCGATCGCCACTTCCGCAAGTATCGACAAATCCCTTCCGGCGCCGTCGTCACGAATGAAGTCCGCAAAGGTAAGGCTTCCGGACTTCTGAAGCCGGAGTTCGTGGACGACCTCAAGGAAGTTCTCAAATACGCTTACGCGAAGCCAGACCTCTCTAACCGCGACTATACGGTTGAAGCGGTGGCCGGTTTCGCTCGTGAGCGCGCCATCGAAGAAGGTCTGTTGCGATCAGCCGACATCATCGAAAAGAAAGGCGACTTCGAAGATATCCGGAAGATCATGGGCGAAGCGCTCGACGTTGGCTCCAATGATGGAGTGGAAGCGTTTGACGCGTCTGAGAACATTGCAGACCGCGCGGACCTTCGTGCCGCTAAACTCTCATCCACAAGTCTCGGATCAGGCATCACGACCGGATGGAAAGACCTCGACAACGCCATGTATCATAAAGGGTGGGGTCGAAAGGAACTCGCCTGCATTATGGGCGGCGCGAAGTCTGGTAAGTCGATCGCCTTGCAATACTTCGCGGTCAAAGCGGCCGAAGCAGGCTACAATGTCCTGTTTGTGTCGTGTGAGAACTCCGCCGAGATCACACTCGACCGGATGGATGCCAATATCAGTGACACTCGCATGGATGAACTGGCAACCAGTCCTGCGCGGGTGAAAGCTAAGGTCACGGACTTCTTTAAGAAATCTGGCATTCTGAAGGTACACGCATTTCCTAACGGTGTTGCGAAATGCTCGGACCTGCGCCGCCTTATCCGCAAGTATCAAAGCCAATCGGTGCTGTTCGATTTTCTCGTTGTAGACTACGCTGACGAGATGGCGCCGGAATTTCGCGAGAGCGAAGAGCGCTTCAATCTTCGCCAGATTTACCAAGGATTACGCCGCATCTGCGTCGAAGAAAACCTCGCCGGCTTAACCGCGACACAAACCAACCGTGCCGGCGGTAAAGCGAACGTGGCTACGAAGCATGACGTCGCTGAAGATATCAACAAAACCCGCCTGGTAGACCTGCTTATCTCGATCAACGCTGACGCCGATGAGAAAGCGCGTGGAGAGGTTCGGTTGTGGTTTGCGGCATCTCGTAACTCAGAAGACGAATGCGGCTTCCAGGCTAAGTGTAATCGCAGCACCATGCGCTTTGTCACAAAGATCATCGACAAGTTCTGATGGCTAAGCTCGACGATATCGAAGTCGCGGACATTCTCGATTATGAGGGGATCGAATATCGCGAGACATCAGGGAGCTCCGGTGAGCAGCTAAACCTTCGCGAATGTCCCACATGCGGCAACGCCAAGTACAAAGTCTACCTGAACGCTGAGACAGGCTTCGGAAACTGCTTTGTATGTGACACCAAGTTCAACCGCTGGACATTCCTGGCAGATTATCTTGGCACTCGAGATCGAAAAGCTATCCGCGACTTCATTTCCAAAATGTCGCGGGATCTCGGCTATCGTCCTAAGAAGAAGATGAAAGTTCTGGCCGAGACAGACGATCTCCAAGCCAAGCTTCCGCAAAGCATTCCTCTCCCCGATAGGAAAGGCAGGAACTCGCCTTATCTAGAAGAGCGCGGAATTACGGGTGAATACGCCAAGCGCTTCAACCTACGGCTCTGCCAGTATGGTGCGCACACCTACATCAAAGATGGCAAAGAGATCGACCAACGATTCGACGACCGAATCATCATCCCGGTTTTCGACCTCTATGGCGACCTGGTAACCTTCCAGGGTAGGGATATTAGTGGAAAATCTGATCGCAAATATCTGTTCCCGGCTCGCCTGCCGGCCACCGCTAGATACCTTTATAATGGTCACGAAGCGCTCGCTCTGCGAGCCACCGAAGTGATTCTATGTGAAGGTGCCTTTGACGTTATACCTGTAGCGAAGGCATGTGATCTCTACCCAGAGATGCACAAAGTTGTTCCGGTCGGTTCATTCGGTAAAGATTTGACCGATACGAAATCCGGTCCTGGCCAAGTCGATGCGCTACGGACGCTTAAACAGAAGGGCGCGTTGAAAGCAGTCACCATCATGTGGGATGGAGAACAGTCTGCATTACTGGCAGCATTGGATGCAGCCACGAAAATAAAAGGGATCGGGTTGAATGCAAAGATCGCGCTTCTCCCACAAGGTTGCGATCCAAACGAAGTAACTGTCACTCAAATCAGAGACAGTTACTTTAAAGCGCACAACTACTCTCGCCTGTTAGGTGTGAGATGGCGGACACACAACCCGTACAAATGATCTTGATTGTCACTCATCTTTGAGTATAGTCGCACTCGCAAGACGGAGTTGACAATGATCCATGTGATTCGCCAAAAGCAAATCATTACACCGAATCGGTTGATGGAATTGATCGTGTTTGAAGACAAAGACGAACAATTATTGGCGGCATACATGAAAGTTGGCCTGGCCAGACAACCGGTTAAGCTCCTGATGGGGAAAGACTATCGCGACTTCAAACGAGAGGATCGCGCCTTAGCTAACTGGAAGAAACGAGCCATATGGTTGCCTGGTAAAAAGATCAAAATCGAATCTACTTTAGCTGCAATTACAGCAGGTTATGATAATGACGACGAAAGTCTCGATCAGATGGCTGCTGAGTTTTCTGTCAAAGCGATCAAGGGATTAGCGTTCGTCCGGAAACAGGTTGAGACGCGTCCTCTCGCCGCCGCGAAAGCGGAAGTAGCGAGAGCCAAATATTTGGAAGTTAAAGAAGAACGAGAGCAATACTATGACGGCGTAGAAGGGTCTGGCCTGTTTTAGAATATTCACGAAAATCTATGTTATGTGGCAAACTATCGATCGCGGTAATGGTTTATTTACTTTCCGCGACCGATTGTATATCAGTGTTGACATTCAATCCAATTCCGGATTGATGTAAACAAGTTAGCACAAGGAGGGCGTCGCATGCCACGTGGTGTCGCAGGAAGACCACAGCAATCTATCAAGACGGGTGAAACATTCGCGCTCGCGGAGTGGTTCAACAAGAACGTTGATTTTCTTACTGAACTGACGAACGAAGAACTCGCAGAACAGCTCGGCTATACACGGCCGAATATCATCAGCATGTGGCGCACGGGACGCACCCGCATTCCGCTCGATCGGCTGACGAAGCTCTCAGAACTTTTGAAGGTGGATCTTTCCTTCCTTCTGCCGCTATGGGTGGAACAATACGGCGGTGCTGAAGCCTACACAGGTGTCATGAAGATACTCCAATCATCGGTCTCAGAAAGCGAGGCTAAATTGGTTGCAGCGGCACGTGAGCACACAAAGGGACGCGACTTCAAATTAAAGGCTGGTGCTGCCAAGCAGCTTGCCGACCTAATTACGCTGAGCTAATTGTAAGTCCCACTTGATAATCTCCGGTTGTCGTGCTTAATTGTAAGCACACGGTGACAATTCGGAGGCAAGTATGACTAAGAGACAATTCTCAGCCGAACAGGCAACCCTCGCAATCGAGAAAACCGCAAAGCTGTTGGCGCAAGAGAGTGTCAGTGTAACCACACGTGGCGCTCGCGCTTTCATCGAATGGCACCCATCCGGTGACATCAAGCGGATCAACCTACCAATGGTGCCTCGCGACGCTGACCAAGAGTTTTTGGACGCGCTGCAAGGCTTTTTGGATCATGAGGTAGGTCACGCTCTCAACACCGAGCCGCTGAAGGGTCGAGCGCTCGAAGATTCCCACATTAAACGCCTTGGTGTGCATCCCCAGGTTATTCGTTCGATGACGAATATCATCGAAGATGTGCGCATTGAAGACGCTATGGAAGAGCAATTCCGTGGCTGTAAGCGCAACCTCGAAGCGGTTCGCAAGTTCTTCGTCGAGCGTATGCGGCGGCCGACGCTGGATAGCATCGACCCCTCCCCTGCCGGCGACGATGAGCGTCGCGCATATATTCTCCCAATCTTCTTCCGAGCACGCGGCGGTCAGACCGCTTGTGAGCACTTCATGGATGACATGGAATTGTGGAAGTACGTCGAACCCTACGACAAATTATTTCCAGACCTGTCGGAGCGTCTTGCCGCTCTAGCGAGCACCGAAGACGCCGCAAACTTGGCGGCAGAGATCGTCGAGCGGACGTGCGAAACCACCCCGCCGAAAGACGATGAAGCTGAGCCTGAAGATCAGCAGCAAGACGGCGAAAGCGGCGATGACCAGACTGGTGACGAACAGGGCGAAGAACGTGAGTCCGACCAGTCGGGGGACCAAGAAACAGAGGCAGATAACAATGATGATGAAGGGGGACAGGATGACGATCCCGAGCAGAACGAGGATGAAGGCTCATCCGATGGGGACCAGCCTGGCGATGACGACGAGGATGATGAGGGACAGAGCGGTGACGACGGTGACACTGACGACTCCGAAGCCGAACCTGAACCATCTGACGACGGCGGAGATGACGGAGATAGTGGCGAAGATCAGGGGGATGATGAAGAGCAAGACGACGCCAATTCTGACGCTTCCGACGGAGACGATGAAGATGCCAGCGACAACTCTGAATCTGGCGACTCAGACGATGACGCCGGGGAGAATTCCGACAGCGCGAACGATGATAATGAGAGCGAGACAGATGGGGAAGACGACGGCTCTGAGGCAGATGATAATGACAGCGAGACGGATGGATCAGAAGACACGTCTGACGGCGCCGAAAACGCTGAGAACCAAGACCTAGACGGCGCCGACGATACTGAAGTCGATAGCAGCGAGGATCAGTCTGGCGATATCGAAGAAGTCGAGAAAATGATTATCGGCGTCGACTATGACAAGATCGAAGACTTCGACAACTGCGCCGCAGATGAGTTTGAGCGCCTGGTTGGCGATATGGACACCAGCGACCCGTATCACATCTTCTCTCGGGACCATGACTTAATCGAGCCTGCACAAGCTTACGAGGACGCTCCCGTAAAGTATTGCGAAGACCGTGTTGAGAAAACGACTGGCGTTCTTCGAAAGGAATTACAGCGCCTAATTGCTGCACGGTCCCTCTCTCATATGGTGCCAGGCAAGCGATCGGGCCGCATTCATCCTGCGTCCCTGCACCGCCTTCGTGTCGGGGACGACCGTGTCTTTGCCAGGAAACATGAGGTTGTGACCAAAGACACGGCCGTGTCGCTCGTGGTCGATTGCTCCGGTTCGATGCACGGCGCCAAAATCCAAGTCGCGATGGAGTCCGCAT